ATGCTGTACATAGGCCAGATACCAGCATGGGATGTATCAGAGGTACGTCCTGCAGGTGCTAGGCTCAAGACATTTGGTGGTAGGGCATCAGGGCCGCAGCCATTAGTTGAGTTGTTTGAGTTTGTTGTACAGAAGTTTAAGGGTGCAGCAGGTCGTAGGCTCTACCCGATTGAGTGTCACGACATCATGTGTAAGATTGGTGAAGTGGTAGTTGTAGGTGGTGTACGCCGTAGTGCATTGATCTCATTATCTAATCTTAACGATGACCAGATGGCTCATGCCAAGTCAGGGAAGTGGTGGGAGTATGAAGGGCAACGTGCGTTGGCTAACAACTCTGTAGCATACAAAGTAAAGCCTGAGATGGGTACGTTCATGCGTGAGTGGCTATCATTATACGACAGTAAATCTGGTGAACGTGGTATCTTTAACAGGCAGTCAGCTATCAAGCAAGCAGCTAAGAACGGTAGGCGTGAAACAGACCATGACTTCGGTTGCAACCCCTGCAGTGAGATCATCTTACGCCCATACCAGTTCTGTAATTTGTCAGAGGTAGTGGTGCGTGAAAGTGATACACCTGATACACTCAAAGAAAAGGTACGACTAGCTACTATTCTTGGCACATTCCAAGCTACTCTAACTAACTTCAAATATCTACGTAAGATATGGAAAGATAATACAGAGGAAGAAAGGCTACTTGGTGTATCATTAACAGGTATCATGGATAATAACCTAACAGCTACGACAGGTGACAAACTTGCTACAGTCCTTGAATTACTTAAAGATACAGCAGTGCAGACTAACGCAGCGGTAGCAAAACAGCTTGGTATTCCACAGTCTACTGCGGTTACTTGTGTAAAGCCTAGCGGCACTGTGTCGCAGCTTACTAATGCAGCCTCTGGTATTCATGCAAGGCATAATCCTTTCTACATTCGCACTGTACGTGGCGATAACAAAGACCCACTCACACAGTTCCTTATGTCACAGGGTATACCAGCAGAGGCAGACGTAATGAAGCCAGATAGCACAACAGTATTCAGCTTTCCTATGCGTTCACCTGAAGGTGCAGTTACTAGGACACAAATGAATGCTATTGAGCAGCTTGAGTTATGGCTTACTTATCAACGTCACTTTTGTGAACACAAGCCTAGTGTAACCATCTCTGTGAAAGAACACGAATGGATGCAGGTAGGCTCTTGGGTATATGACCACTTTGATGAAGTGTCTGGTATCAGCTTCCTGCCATTCAGTGAACACACATATCAGCAAGCACCTTATCAAGACATAAATGAAGATGAGTACAAAGAGTTCTTGACAAAGATGCCAAGTAGTGTAGACTGGTCATTGCTTCAGGAGTTTGAGAAGGAAGACACAACTTCTGGCGGGCGTGAGTTAGCGTGTACTGCAGGTGTCTGTGAGATTGTAGATATAGAGGCGGCATGATATGAATTGCTGGCACTGTAACGCAGAGTTAAGATGGGTAGGAGACCATGACGTAGACGAACTGACGGACAATAACTATACAATACTTAGTTGTTTAGAGTGTCCTGATTGTGAATCATGGGTTGAGGTTTACTACCCTAACCCTGAAAATAGAAAGGAGAACTGAATGAAGGAAGTATTAGTGAACGCTATGCGTTCTCACTTAGCTGGGAATATTAATAAACACCTAGCAAACATACAGGTGTATATGAATAGCACAACAGGTATCGGTGAACATTCTGATATTGTAGAGACTATCGAACTGGAACTTGAACAGGTGGCTAACTACCACGATAAGTTAGAGATGCTTGTCAAGTATTTTATTCAACCCTCAACTAATGAAGAGGAGACTACAGATGAAGAACCTAGAGCCAAAGACTGAAGACCGCAAGAAGTTTGACATTGACCTAGAGTATGGAAAGGTACGTGAGCAACAGGTAGCTGACATGCTACAAGACAAGAAGATTGAGGTGAAGAGTGAAAGAGATGTGTGGCAGAAGAGTGGTAACATTGCAATCGAATACGAGTGTTATGGTAAGCCAAGTGGCATCAACGCTACGGAATCAGATTACTGGTTCCACAATCTTTGCATTGGTAGTGAGACTTTCGCAACGATTGTATTCGATACTGCCTCACTGAAGCGTATCATAAACAACTTGGATAGTAAGCGTAGTGTATCAGGTGGTGACAACAATGCGTCACGTATGTACCTGCTTAATCTGCAGAAGCTATTCTCTTCTGATGTAATCAAAGCCTTTAAGGAGACTAAGGATGCGGCGTAATGGACTAAGTAAGTATGATGCTCCACTCAAGATACAGTTTGAGTGGGGCTATGAAGCCTTTAAGAAAGGTAAGTGTGGTAAGGCTAAGAAGGGTTTCTTCATGGCTGACAGCGGCATGGACAGGAATACCATGCAGCATCGTGAGTGGGTACGTGGATGGAATACTGCATTCTACGATAACCTTGAGAGGATACTAAAACATGAACAAGCTAGAGCAGGAAGCTAACAACTGGATGAAGGAGAGAAAAATGATGAGTAGTATTACAGCCACTGAATACCAGATACGTGCCGCTGAGACTGCCATCTTCCCAAAAGAAAAAGCCCTTGAGTATATTACTCTTGGGCTTACTGGTGAGGCTGGTGAAATTGCTAATAAGGTAAAGAAGTTAATACGTGACGGTGCTGATATTGAAGGATATAATGATAAACTGAATCAGATAGGTGCGGAGTTAGGAGATGTCCTGTGGTACTGTGCTATGCTTGCAAAGGAAGTGGACATGAATCTTGGTAGCATTATGGAAGGTAATCTTGAGAAGCTGGCAGACAGGAAAGCTAGGAATAGATTACAGGGTGATGGGGATAACAGGTAGTAGAAAAGGGGGCTTAGTTGCCCCCTCTTTTATTACTTACCACTTTCTCGTGGTCCTCTTTCTTTTAAGTACTTACCATAGAATATTAACTCTTCATAATTATACCCAGCAACGCCCTTTTCAGGAATACCGTGAAGTCTATGATACTCATTGTACGCACCTTCTTGGGCATACTTAGGCAGATTCTTGAACTCCATAGCTTCCATAGGATTAAAACCATATCTAGATTTAAGTTCAGTATCGCCCTTTGCTGTCTTTGCTCTGGCTTTGACTATATCAACAATGTCATTTTTATAGTCATCAATTGCCCGTCTAATCATTTCTTTTTTAAACTCTCTTGACTTACCCATATACTCTGGGTCATTTTTAAGAGTAGGCACAACATAGTCTTCTATGTATTCACCCATAAATTGATTGAGCAAAAAGTCTGCTTCGGGTACACCAGTTTTGCTGTTAACAATTTTCTTTGATATTTTAAGAGTGTCTAGTTCTTTTTCAAACCAGTTCTTTCTTTCTTGTTTTAGAATACCCAGTGTTTGCCTAGATAATGGGGTAACTCTACGAACAACACCCTCTCTGGTTGCTGGTTGATATAAATCCCTTTCTTTCATTCCAATAGATTCAGAAATCATTTTTTCTAAAGCAACATTACCCGGCACACGTGACAATATTCTGTTTATGCCGTAAGACATCATATCAGAAGAATCACTTTGTCTTACAATTCTTTCATCGTCAGGTGCGTAGAACGTGTTGTATAAGTCTTGTCCTAAAGTAAGTGGTATAGAATAAGTGTTAATGATGTTAGTAGCCATATTAATACCAATTTTTTGTAGTGCCTCTGGACTATCTTTTGCACTAGCCATATCTGCTGCTGCTTTATCTAAGGCATACAAACCAAAACCAGCACGGAACTGTGTTCCAGAAAGTGCTTGCAAACCCTCTGTCCAAAAACTGGTATCACCTATAATGGGGTCGTCATTCTTAACTCTATTGATAATATCTGCTGCCCATAAAAATGGTGCTGCAGGAAAGAATGGACGCATATCATAAGTTGTTCCATCATCTCTACGCCCCTCATACCATTTTTCTCCTGCATTTTCACTATCTCTAAAAGCCATAGCACCGTACAAACCTGCTGTACCTATTAATGCTTTTGACATTTCTTCGTAGTTATTAGAATCTTTTACAAGAGATTTAAATGTACCTTCTACTAAGTAAACAGGAGAGTACTCGTAGGTAAATCTTAAAGCATTTGCTATAAATCTAGGGAAGGGAATAAAAGATGATGTAACAAAAGGTATACTATTTGCTAGCCCAATTAAACCTTTACCAGCAGGTCCAGTAGGACTTCTCTGATAGGTAAAGTACAAGGCTTCATCTATAGCAGTATTTAATGCTTCTTTACCACTTTTAGTTCCAAATACTGTATTAAAGTTACCTTCTTTAATTATTTTTGATAAATTAAAGTCTTCTATATTTACACTTTCACCAGCCCTTAATTTCTTAGAGTACATTTCGTTTAGCTGTCGTTTAAGATTACCCACAAAAGCAGCGCGTTTAAATAAGTTATCTGAAGCAGTATTTAAAGCATTTAATTCTTTTCCTATAGTTCTTAACTTACTTGTCTTAGCGGAACCGGGTACACCAGATTCTATAACATCTTGTAGTTCTCTAAACATAGAAGTAGCTTTCGCAGAGAAGCCTTCCTTAAATATTGCTTCTACTGCCTGTGCTTCTTTTTGATTCATAAGGCCGAACAAAACGGACAGTGTATCACCACCTATTCCATCTTGTGCGTTTACAGTTTTAAATCCATACTTACCGCCTGTAGCCCCATATACAAAGCGACTTGTCCCTCTATCTAGTGCTTTAGTTAATGTGTCAATACCTACACGAGCATAGCCAGATGCCATATTACGCATTGTAGTAGCTACCTGTGAGGTCATAGCTGAACGTCTTAACTCATCTGCTTTTCTCAACTTATCCATCAACTCACCAGCACGAGTAGTTTCGGCTCTTTTTAATTGTTCTTTAGTAGCAACGCCAAGTGAATCTAGTCCAGCACGTAAGTCACCCTTCTCAACATCCTTAGTAGCTTTCGCTACAAGTTCTTTTGTTTGTGTAGCCAACTCAAAAATGTCATTACCTGCAGCAGCATTTAACCTTTTAAACATTTGTCTGGCTTGACCTGCTGACTGTAGTTTACGAGCAGCATCTGAAATATCTGCCATAAACAAATTAGCAAAATCATCGCCTGTTATATTATATTTCTCAAATAACTTTACAGCAAAGTCATCGTCTTTAATTTTATCACTTCTCATTACACGTGCTACTGCTTCTGTTACACGTTCACCTTCTTCTAAACCCTTTCCAGATTTAGACATCAATTCTGTTACTGCCGCAAATATACGTTTAGTGTGTCCTTCATTAAGAGATAACACAAAGTCAGGTGCTTCTGCTACTACATCTTCTTCTTTGACACCAAGAGTTTTAGCTAAACCTGTTACGTCATCTGTAACACCAAGGCCAACCTGTTCACCTACATCTTCACGGACAACTTTACCAGCCGCAACCTGTTTAGGGTCTAGCGGTCTAAGTGCTGTACTCAATTCTTTAGCTATCTCTTTATTTAGTTTATTTTTCTTTAGCGTTTCTTCTGCCAGTTTTTCTGCTGCCTCATTTTTTATTAGGATAGACTTTTGTGCTTCACCTAATAAATCACCTGTCCTGCTCTCTATTGCTTTTTGCGCTAGTTTTTTAGTTTGATATACTCCTACAGCGGCTGGCATAGCTGCACTAAGAACACCAGCAGCAGCAGTCTCACCTAAGCTAAAGTCATCTCTCAGGTTTAACTCTTGCTCTGTTTTCTGCGCCGCTATGTTCTGTGCGGAACCTGCCATTCCTTCAACGAGGGCAGCAGTAGTAACAGGACGAGCAGCGGCTTGTTTTATTACATTAGAGGGGAGTAGGGTCTTAAATGCGTTTGTGAGAACGCTTTGTGTAGCAGCTTTTGCTGCAGACGTAGCTGCAACCCCGCCAGCTTTACCAACACCGGGAAGCAGTAACCCTAAATATGTGGAAGGGGCAGTTAAAACACCACCAGCGTAATCGCCTATAGTCTGACCTACACCACCTGTAAAGGATGGCAAGTCTTGAAACGTAGTATATAACAAACGATAGTCAGCAAGTTTTTGCTTTGCGGTTTCCCTACGTTTGGCATCTAGTTTTGTTTTACCTGTAGCATCTGCAGCAAGGGCAGAGACATAGTTATAGTCTCCTGCTGCAGTCATTTCATTTACGTTGAATTGACGGAAGTGTTCAATAAACTCATCCATTGCTTCGTCTTCATCAACGTCTTTTACGCCGTGTTTATCACGCATAAATCTTACGGCAGCTTGACGCACTGCACTATTCTTTTCAATATTTTCTCTGTCACCTACAGTCTTTACAGGGTTTTCAGGTGCTTCTTCTACCGTTTCTTCTAACGCTATATTAGTTAAATCATCAAGCAAACTAGACGGTTTAACAGTTTTAGGTAGTGTTTTTTTCATTAAATCTGGACTAGATAGAATATTACTAGGCTTATCAAGTATCTCCTCTTCATCCTCTAACGCAATATTTGTTAAGTCATCAAGTAAAGAGTTCATTATTGTTTCCTAGTCATTAACCCACCAGAGTTTTTACCAAATTTTTTTATAGCTGCTTCTTGTTTTTTTCTTTGTGCTTCTTTTATTTTCTTAGCTAACTCTATGTTCGCTTGTCTTTTACTTGCATTCTTTGGGTCTATTTGTGTCAGAACTTTATTTATTTCAGCAGCCAAATTAAATACGTCAAAAGTAGGATACTTAGTTTTAACTGCTTTAATTATATCTGCTCTATCTTTACCTTCAAGTGAAAGTAATGCAATCTCACCCTGCACAGAATCTATTTTTATTCCTGACTGTTTTAGTCCTACTACTATGTTGGCAAACTTTTCACCGTGGATAGCAGTTACTGCCTCTTTTATATCTTCATTGCTACTTTTTTCATTTTTTGCTTTGTTTATTTTATCTACGGAATCCAGTAAAGATTTAATACCCTCTGCAGTTTTAGGAAATTTTTTCTGTGTAGCGTTAAGTTTTACTAAATCTTTGTCTCCCATATCATCGTCTATAGCACCAACTGATTTTACAGGTGTGTTTGTTCCCGCAACAACAGTTTCAATACTACCATCTTCATAGACAACTTCTTCAACCGCATCACCAGATGGTGTAACAGTTCTTACAGGCGTTCTTGATGTTTCAGCTTTTGTTTCGGCAAGGGGAGCAGCAACATCACCAGCTATAAGACCAGCACGTATCATGTTATTTTTTACGGCTTCGTGAGCAATTCTTGATATACTACCTTCAGGATAGGTTTCAATTAAATTATCTACAGTAGTTTTTCTAAGCTGTCTAAGCGTTGCTATTGCTTTTGCTTGATTTTCTTCTTTCATACCCGCTTTAAAAGTAGGCATATCCGCATTGGGTCTAAATTCATAATATTTCAATAACTCTGGAGAGTTAGATATTAAAGCTTTTATCTCACTGTGAACTCCATTAGAAGCTTTTTGATACGTTGTCATATCTACTTCTTTTGCACCCTTTGTCCCTTCTATAGTTTGTTTTAATGCATTTATTTGTACTTGTGCGGCTTTGGCTTCCTCACTATCTGCTGCATAACCTGATTGCCCACCCGTATTAGTATGGTTAGAAATATTACGCATATTATCTTCTTGCATTCTTATAAGTGATTGAGGAAGTAGTGGACCAAGTGTGCCAAAGTCCTCCGCTTTCCTAGCTAGTTCAACTGCTTTTTGAGCATCACCATCTGAAGCAGCAAAACTAGATTGAAGGAGTAACCTGTCTTTTTCATTTGTAGCAGCTTTAAGTTTTATACGCCTGTCTACATCTTTCCTTTGTGCCTGTAATCCAGCTATTATTTTGGGGTCTTGCTCATATCCTAATTGCATATCTATGCTGTTAAGTTGAGTGACATCATCACCAGTTTCTTTTGCTGCTAGTAAACCTGCCTGAAGGTCTCCCTGTAATTCCTGTTTACGCTCTTCAGTATTACCCGGTCTCGCTAGCTCTTGTTTAATAAATGTAACACGCTCAGAAGGTGTCATGTTAAACATCCTTACACCTTCCATATCAAAGGCTAGTGTAGGTACGTCAATATTAGGCAATTCTTCTGCAGTTATTCCTTCAGCAGCAAGTTGTTCAGACACGTTACGTTGTATCTGACCGCTAACATCTTGGTCTAGGCCAATAGCACTAAGTAAACTACCAGCACCTGCACTCTCAATATCATCAGGTAATTTATAACTAGGTAAGGTTTTAGCTGCACCCTGAAAAGACTTAGCGTAGTCACTTATAGTTCCAGTAGGAGAATCAATCTCTGCCCTCTGTATGTAGTCAGTAAGGTTAACGCTACTATTTTTAGTTTGCTCTTGTAGACGTGAAATTAAACTCTTGTAAGAGGCTAAACTACCTTCTTGCTTTAGCAGACTAGCAGCGTATTGAGCAGAACGAGGGTCATCAGTACCGAACAAAGACCTACCCTGTTCTAAAGCATCCTCAATTTCTTCTAACTCTTCTGCACGTTCTTCTTGTTGTTTAAGCGCACGTTTCATCCTTGCTTCTGCAACTTTCTCAACCCTTAAATCAACTTTTTTTAAGTCTGCTTTAAGAGCCTCGTTTGCAGATTTAGCAAATCCTTCAACAAAACCTGTGCCAAAGTCACCAAGACCAAACAAGCCCATATTAGTTTCTCCGTGCCATTAGACCACCCGCACGTTTATCAGCAGCGGTTTTCATTTCCTCAATAACCATTTTATTTTCTGGTTCTTCTTCATCTACATTTTCTTCAATCTTCTTAGCATCTAGTTTCATAACAGCTTTATCTACCAAAGAACCACGAACTCTATTGTCACCTTCTAATCCTGATGTATATTTAATATTAGCTGTATCAGCAATCAAACTAATTAATTCAATAAGCACAGGTAGTACAAGCATACCTACGTCAACAGTATGTTTACCTTCCATAACGCTAGATGATTGCATGGCATTAGCTACTGTAGTAACAGGTACACCCATCTCCAATACGTCAAGTAATTGTGTAGACACTTCTTCTGTTTCTATACGGGTAACGTAATAGTCAATAGCTTCTTCAACAGTAGACATTTGAGAAGGTTGTTGCCACGGACGAGAGCCTAGTTCCATTAACATAGACTGACCCGGAATCGGGGCATCAAGCATCACATCTTCATCCATTTCGGATTTCCTCACGTTTCTTTCTTATAGATTCAAAGTATAACATAGCAATATCACCAGATTTTAGTTTACCAGCTTTAGGCTCATTCGCCATTCTTTTTGACGAACTCAAAAGACCTTTATTTTGTGTAGGAACAGAACGCTGTTCATTCATAGCGTCTGCTGCTTTTGCCATATTAGTGTACATTATTGGTGCGGGATTAGTGATTGGCACGTTTATACTCCATTTTATGATTTTTTACTACTCTATCCATTCCAAATTTAATTAACTTTTTAAGAATAGGTTTGTTGCTAATATAGTGTGCAAACTGCTCACCATGTTTAGTATATAATCTATCAAACCATTTAGGTGCCTTGTTAAACATCCAGTTGCGAAACACTATCCAAGTATAGTCATCTCTTCCATATACTTCTCTGGCTACCCAGCATTTAGTAATCCATGCAGCACCTAGTGTACCTATAAGACTACCTAAAGCACTACCTGAAGAAGAACTTCTTTGTGCCGCAGCAGCATCTGCCTGTGCATCTGCACTTAATTCAGCTATAGCCAGATTATTCATTCTATCTAACTCATTGTCTGCTGATTTCCATGCCCACTCCATTGTGTCACCGTAGAAATTCCACAAGTTATTATACGCTGTTTTGCTTATGTCTAAAATAGCATTGGCATTAAGTTCGTTAGCACGATTAATTGCAGCAGTATCTGCTGTAGCAATTTGTCTACGCCACTGTGCATTACTTTGTGCAATCACTATTTGATTTTGAGCATTAAACTGGTCTCGTTGATTGTTTAACTCAGCGTTAAATCTTTCAACAGTATTTTCCTGACCTGCGTTAAATTGTGCTTGTGCATTAGCTTGTGTAGCATTAAACTGTGATACTTGTGACGAAAGATTTTGAAAGAACTGGTCTGTTTGATTTTGACTTGACGCATTAAATTGTGACGCAGCATTAGTAGCAGCTTGGTCTGTAAACATAGACTGCACTCTCTGCTGAGATTTAAATAATTCAGTCTGTTGTCTATTAGATAAGTTAGCCATATCAGTCTGCAAAAAGGACTGAGCATTTTGTACAGCAGTCTGTTGCCTGTTATTTAAGTTCTGTGAATCCAGTTGTGCCAGAGCAGATGCTTCAGCCATGACCATTGCCTGTGAGTTAGACAGGTTGTTTAGGTTCATAGTGTTAGTAGCACGAGAGTTCTCTAGCTGTACCTGCTGTTCAGCAGTAAAGTTCATATTAGCTATATCACCAATACGTGCAGAGTTTTGTACCCGTGTTTGGAACTCTTGGTCAAACTCCTGACCCATGAACTTAGCACGTTGCTGTGCTGCAAGCATAGCTATCTGTTGTCTATTAGATAGGTTCTGTCCTTCAAACTGTGCCTGTATTTGTGCATCTGCCTGTGCAATAGGCAATGCTGATTCCATTGCAGCCTGTACGATAGCCTGACCAGCTATAGATGATGCACCTAAACCACGTGCAGCCATTGCTGCGTTGGCATTACGGATAGCACCTGCTGCCCATGCTGGTGTATTACCACCAACAAACTGCTGCATTAAACCATCTAGTTGTCCCTGCACCATAGCTGCTTGTGTAGGCGTAGTCTGTGCAGCCTGTATCTGTTCAGTAAAGTTAGCGGCTACAGCAGCGTCAGCAGCACCAGAAATTAATTCGCCTGATTGTATCTGCCGTTGTACAGGATTGTTTATAAGGGAAGCGTTACCTTGCGCTGCTTGTAGATTACCTACAGATGAAGTAGTTTGTTGCGCTGCAGTTACTTGCGCACGAGGGTCATTTGGGTTAGCCTGTGCCGCCTGTGTAGCTTGCATAGCTGCATCTACTGCAGGAGCCGCTTGTGCAGCTTGCATTACATTAGCTTGTGTCTGTGCTACAGGTGCAGCCTGTGCTGTCGCAGCCATAGCAGTAGGCACAGCAACCTGACCAGTTACTTGACCTGTTCCTGTAGCTACATCTTGTGATGTATCTGTCTGTGTTTCAGCAGCAATAGTTGTACCACCTACAGGTACACCGGGTGTAAAAATTTGTTCTGTAGTATACTGGGCTACACCGGGTGTTACAATATTACCATCAGCATCCTTTACTGCTTGTGTAGGTGTAGTTACTGTAGGTGTAGCAGCTTGTGTCCCTGACGGATTAGTTGTAGTACCACCAACAGCCATCTTCTTAACCATACCACCTCGTGCCATCCTCTGTGCAGCATTAGTATACATATTCATCTGCTGCTGTCGTGCAGGGTCTTGTTCAATATACTGTTGGAACTGACCCATGTCACCCTGATAGCCCATAGCTTGAGCAATCTTATTCATGGCTTGTGGTTTAAACGCTTTAAACTGCATCATTTATTTAATGCCCTATCTAACTTGTCTTCTACACGATGTAATGCTTCCATAACACGGCTCATGTCCTCACGTACTTCCTGTCGTGTGACATACTCTTCACGTGTTCTATTCATCAGTATGTCCATGCGCTTCATCTCTTTAGTCATACCACTAAGATACCAAGCACCGCCCATGACTACTATACCGATTAGGGTATCTATGATGTGTACTAAGTCCATCAGTCAGCGTCTGCAATGGTTAGAGTGCCAGCCGCTACTTGCCGCATGATTTCTGCGTAGTGTGTATTGGCAGGGTCAAGGGGTACAAACATTTCTGTACCATCAATGGTGGCTTTTACACATATATTCTTTGTATCGTTTATGTCTCGACAGTATTGTGCAGCTTTAATGTTCATGTCTATAACTCCGCAGATGCTGCAAAAGCAGTAAAATAAGTTGCATAGGCAACATTAACGCCGCTAATCACAGAGGTAGAGCCATCAGGTTGTATGTAAGCGGCATCAATAGTGTTTGGACAAGTGGTCGTAAGCGTAGGAGATGTGCGCATGGTTGTCGGGTATTGTATTTCAATTGTTCGTTTAGCAGTATCGTTATTGTATCTCTGTCCAAACGTACCAGCACCATCTGATGAAATGTCTGTTAGTTGGAAAAAATACCGCTGACACTTAGCCAACTCATCGCCAAAGCTTCGGTGTTCAAACGATGTGGCCTGTTCGCCTACCTCAAGCTGTAAGCCTGTAATGTACCAATCATTAGATGCGCTAGAAAACAGATTAACTGCACCAGTTGCTTGAATAAAATTACCTGCGTGAAAAGTGTTGTTTGACGAAACAGTGTATGTTGAACCTGTAGCAAAGGAAAATACAAGCACACCCCAAAGTGTGTTATCTGTGTCATAAGTAAAGGACGCTGTGGTGTCTCCGGGAATAGTGACCGTTTTGTATTCCCAAGTGTTAGCAACGGCAATATTATAAGTTGTCATATAGGCATTATACGATGCGTCACCGCCTCTAATACCTACTGAATGGTTGCCTGTAGTTGTGCTACGAACCCAGAAACTAAGAGTAATAGTCTTTGCGTTTGATGTACCCCACTCAAGATGGCTCATATCTTGACCTTCAAAGTTGTAATATAGCAGTTTGTAAGCACCTGCGTCTATTGACGCATCAGCACCTGTTACATCAACTTTTAAACTATTATTAAATCCTGTAGGTGCTACAGTTGATTGACTAACATCAAAACCGCCATCGCCATTTTGAAACGCTTTAAATCTGTCTAAAGAAAAAGTCCCACTTCCACTAGCCGTAACAGCACTCGTACCCCGCTGTGACACCCCCATCGCACCGTTAATAATTAAGTTCCTGTTCGACAACGCCGACTGCGAACCAATCAGCGCGGCTAGTTCTGCTGCTTTACTCATGCTAGGTCTCCCGCTATTAAACAACCGTGTTGTATATCAGAAGCACTAGCGGAACTACTAAGAGTAAGTATTGTTATAGCACTCGCTGTAGTTGTGCCTGTTTTAATTCTTGCAAATCCTGTTACTCCCATAGAAGTGCATCCTGCTGGAAACTCTTCCCCTTCCGCATCAAATGCGCTAGTCATCGCATAAGTATAGTCTCCTGTGCCATTATCTGTCCCACCACTTACATTTAGTGAATTATTTGGAGTGGCATCAGTAGCCCCTTTTACAGCAAAAGTTGGGCATCCACCCGCCACAAAGCTAGTAGCAATGCTGTTATTACCGCTGGCATCCTTTAATGTGTTTACTCTAAGTTCGCTTGCCATTATGCTAAATCCCCACAACAGTTCATAGTAGTGTTATTTACATCAAGATTAGTCCCGCTTGTGTTACGAGAAGGATGAACTTTAACACCAGTAGTGGTTGCGTCACCGTGGGTGGTGTAAGAACCCATAGACGGTGATGATTGTAAAACCACACTCATAGCAGAAGAATACTCCTCTGCGGCATTGAAATTATTAGAAAAATTATAGGTGTAATTTCCTGTCCCATTATCCGTTACGCTTCCAACATTAAGACTTGCAAATACACTGTTGTTTACTCCGTCATAAGCAATCCACATCTTGTTCAATCCAGATTGCATATTGAACGTGGCAGCACCATCAGTCACGGTGATGTCACCAGCCGATGTTACACCCTGCATTGCGTCTACTTTAAGGATACTAGCCATTATGCGAGGTCTCCATTAAATGTAATATTCAAATCATTTACATCATTAGCGTTATGAGAATTGTCAAATGTTAATATTTTCCCAAGACTTGATGTTCTAGAACCCTCACTACTTTGAAAATGTTTAGCATTTCCACAGTTTGTTAGTGCGTTATAAAGAGATGAACTCATACTGTTAGTAATACTAAGAGAAAAATCTCCTGTTCCATTATCAGTTACACTGCTGGCGTTAAAACCTTCATCAATAACAGCGTCTGTATCAAATTTTGCCCACGCCTTTGCCGCACTCTGCTTCGTCAACACAACAGGACCAGTGCCAGCCTTGTCTGCAATAGTATCTACATTCAATACACTGGTCATACGATACTCCAATATCCGTTAACAGTGACAGTGGCATTGTCCTGTGTGATAGGCCCAGCCGATACACCGTTAGTTGTCGCACTGATTGTTATGTCAGCAGTAATGGTCTGCCCATTAGTACGGATGATGCTGTCATTGCCTAAGAATGGATAGCGTGTGTCAGCCTCTGCCTTAGTGTAGCTGTTGGCTACAGAAAAGGTGTCATATATAATCATCTCAACTACGTCATTGAGGCTTGCCCCTGTGACCAGCACGACTGTTGTGCCTGTGGTGGCTGTGTAGTCTGTACCGGGTTTGAGTAGGACACCGTTTTGATATACGTCTAAGTATAGGCTATCCTGATAGGATAATACTTTACTGTCGGCATCACTGCCACTAAAGCTAGTCTGTCCTGCTGTCGCTTGATATACAAAGCGATTGCGGAAACCTACTGCTGGGGATTTACCTATGTATGGCATTATGCGTTCTCCAATGCCGTGATACGGGCTTCTAATTCTTGTATTGTTTTGACCAGCAGTGGAACAAGTTTAGACTGGTCTATACTCTGATAATCCGGCACTGACCGCGTACCCATAACCGCTGGCGTTACTTCGTTGCCATCATCATCAAGCACCGCTGGTTTGACCTCGTACTCTTCATCACGCATTGCGTCTTTTTCGCCAGTAATTGCTTCTGGTACAGCCCCACATTCGTGTGCAAGGAAACCATCTACAAAAACAGCGTCATCACCGTCAGCAATCCATTTAAATCGTGCGGGTTTTAGTTGTTTAAGGCGTGTGGTTGCATCCCAGTCGTAGGTGACTGTGGTTTTAAGGCGATAGTCTGAGGATGTGCCATAGCTTGTTGAACTCCCAGCAGTTGTAATAGCACCAACCTGTCCGTTGCCGTTATTGAAAGACATATGTGTGTTTGTGCCAGTGTCAGGTTTTCCAATCGAAATAAAAGAGACACCAATTTGAACACCACCAACACCAGACGAACCAAAAATTACTTGTTGAGTCCCTACTAACAAATTTGAACTACTGTCTATTTGCATTGCCTCGCTAGATGTATTGTAATTATACCACCTGAACGAGTTGTTAGTATTCATACCCATCTGCCATTTAGAGGTTGTGTTTTGTATAAATTGTACAAAAGCACCCTCTGCCCCGCTGTCAGACGAACCACATTGTAAAGTGAGACTGGCATTGTCGGTTGGTGCATCAATGATAACATTTGTAGACGCACTGTCCTTAACATGTAAAATATCAGTGGGCGAAACTCCAATGCCCACATTTTCTGACGAATCAATAGTAATAGCAGTGGCATTACTAGAATTGGAAATGCCAGTGATACCCTCTTTACCAACCTTAGTTAATGCCACCGTCTATCTCCTTATGCGTAAGGGCTATCGCCAAGTACGCTTGTATCCCAAGCTGCTTTTAGCTTTGCGATTGTGTCTGCGCTAGTAATTGCAGAAGCAGCAGGTGCATCACGCAGTGCTTTCTTCTTATTTACAGAAGCAGTCTTTGCATCTGCATCGTCAGCCTCTAGTGCTTTCATGTACACTACGTCCTCTGCATCAAGCAGTGGCGCACGTACTTCACGAATTTTATCTTTAAAGATAACTTTGGCTGCAGTCATATCCTCTGATATAACTTTGCCGTCCAATGACCATGCACCACGAAAGTGACGGTCAGAAGGGACAGTTGCAGTTGAAGCATCAATCTGATTCCCGTCCTTGTCTACGATGTATGTTGTTGCCATTAGTTTCTCCTATGCGGCTAATTCAGTGACGCTAAGTTCCTCAGTTATCTTCCAAGCATTGCGCCACTCACGTGTGCTTGGTAACTGTTCTTTACGGCATATAACCATCTTTGGTTTGTTGCCCTCATTCCAATTGCGCCACACATGCTGTGGGCAGTCTTTCATAATTAGGTATTCTATTGCTTGCTCTTCTGTCATAGCCTCTACAGGCTTTGTGTTATGTAGCAAGTGTCCTCTGGTATGCTTTACAAAGTCAGGCTTTGCTTCATCTTTGGCTAGTTCCCAATATACCTGCACTGGTGGTAGGATGCCGCCCTGTAGCGCACAAGCCATCCAGTTAGGGTCAGGTACAAGTATCTTTGCACATTCGTCTATGCTGTCCTCGTACACTACACGATAGTCAGACTGTACACCGTCTAGGTTTTCTTTAGCCCAGCATAGTCTGTCAAATAGATGTGTGCCTTGAAACTCTGGTGTCTGCATTATGCTAGGTCTCCCATTGCGCTGCATATAGCTGAACTAGAATCAAATGCTGCGTTATCAGAACCACTTATATACACACTGTTAAAAGGCCATACAGAAGCAGTCCTTGTTACATAAGCAAAATCATCATTTAAGACCACCGCATAAGGATTGGTGTCAGCAACTGTTTTGTTTCCTGTAGTGCAAGTATAGTTTGCATTACTCATTGCGCTAGTCCAGTTTACTGAACCTACCCCAGCAGCACTATCTGTTAGAGAACTAGCATTAAGACTGTTAATAATAGCAGGAGTTGCTTGATTAAAATGGCAAAACCCTTTTGGTGTGCCACTTACAACAAACTGCGTATCAAGCGACCCAGCGGTGCTGTGTTCTAGGGTATCTGCTTTGATTTTTCCTAGTGCCATTATGGTTTCTCCGGCCAGCTTACGTCATCTAAAGATGTGGCAGACTTAGTGATGTCTCTTAGGTCTTGGCGATATTTGGTTTGTGCTGATGTAGCGTCTGTAGTGTCAGCTAAAACCCAATGGTCTGTTTCAGCAATTAAACGATTACGTTCTGTGCGTAGTTCACTCAGCTTATATGCAGTGATAAGTTCAGCTTCTTTTGTTGCCACTGCATCTGCATCCCAAGATACTACCTTGCCATCTTTATCTGTTGCTACAGCATTGTTGCCATCACCATTTATAGAGACAACATTTGCATGGAGACTTCTTATTGCTTCATGTCTCATCCTGCAATCTCCATAGCTGTGATTGTTGAAGCTGACCTAGATGCGTTGCCGTTATCTAGGTCGTATCTTGTCATATTTACATAAGTTGCGACAGATGCGCCTATGTTACCTGCTTGAACTTTGTATGTTGTTGCGCTTGTGGTGTTAGGACTATCTAAAAACATAATAGGTGTATTAGCTATATTATATTGATGTGGACTGCTTGAGGTCATGTACTGACCTGTAGAACTATGAAGACTGCGTGAACTAGCAGTATCACCAATGAGAATGTTTGTTGAACCTCTTAACAGTCTTACTCCAGTGCCAGAATCTTCACCAGCAATCCCTATTTGAACCAGTATCAAAATTTTGTTTGATGACGATGAGGGCGTTATTGTTACAGATAAACCAGTAACGTCTGCCATAGTTGAATTTGTGCTAAATGTATCAGTCTTAACTGTGCTTACAACTTGCAACACAGAGCCAGTGCTGTTTACAATAGGCTTGCCAGCAAGAGTTTGTATTGCGTCTGTTTTAATTAAACTCATGCTAGGTCTCCAAATGAAATTAAATGAACGTAAGAAACGTCAAACCTATTACCCGATTCATCTCGTGTGGACAAATCAACTGACCCAGCGGCAAAACCTGTATCACCAGAACCAAAAAGACAAGCCAACGTGCCGCCATTTGTTTCAGGAGACCCAATACAACTTCCCGCATTAATATAATTTACTGAATCAAACACGCTTGTCCAATTTGGTCTGTAATCACCTGTGTCATTATCTGTCACGCTAGAACAATTAAAACTTTTTCTAATTGCAACAGTGCCTGTTCCATTAAAAAGAACGTATGCTTTAGCCGCCTCTTGCTTCGTCAGCGTAGCCGCACCACCGCCTGTGCTTTGTATGGTATCTGCTTTTAATGTACTCATAGCGTCACCAATGTCCCACCGCTTTCAACGGTTAATGTAACACCAGAAGCCACAGTAAACGGACCAGTTACGTTGGCGTTCTCTGTAGCTAGGATGGTTGTATTTGCTGTAAGGGATTGTGCGTTAGTACGAAACAAACCACCAGCCTTGAAGTTACCTTTGTTTTCAGCGGGGGGTGTAATTGTACCAGCTTGGGGTGCTAGGTAATTTACAAAGATGTTACCTGTTCCAGAGGAAGGAGCAGCACTAAATGTAAGTGTAGTGCCATCAGGAATAGTGTAGGCTGCTGTGTCCTGTACAACACCATCAACTGACACCAGCACGTCCTGCACAGAGGATACTGTTGTAGTCAATGTAAATGTGGTATCGCTACCGTCACCATTAAAGCGTTGTACAGCTTTAGTAGCTTGGTACGAACCCGGAACTTTCTGACCAATATACGGCATTATTTATTCCTTATGAACTGATGGTATCGACTACGGAAACCCAAACATCTGCGCTTGATGCAGTATCACTCTTTACATTAAGTATATCGCCAGACTGTAATACAACCTTTGCACCGCCATCCAAGACCTGTAAGGCTGAACCTACTGGAATTGGAGCATCCTTAATGATATAGTAATCATCAGTGCCACCTGCACCAGTAATATATACATCCATTAAGATTTGAGTAGTTGTAACATTAGCGATATTGATACCAATAAGAGCATCATCGGAATTAGCAGTTCGCAAAACAACTTCGCTTGTGCCAACATTCCGTGCAATGTTTCTTTCAAAATCCTGTGCCATTTCGTCTCCTCTGTATAGTATACAGTATTAATGTTTTGCAGTCAAGGTTATAATGCGATTGCCATCGCCACTGCAAAGCCAGCAGTCGCACCTGTAGATGGTAAGTTAGTTAACTGCGACCCATCTACTCCCGGTAATCTAGCAGAGCCATCTAAAACTACAGTATTTCCAGCAGAGGTTCCTGTGTCGGTAACTGCTGCAGTGCCTAAACCAAGTGAAGTACGTGCAGTACCTGCAGTCTCTAGCACAAAGTTAGAGCCATCACCTACAATAAAGCCACCATCTGTAACAGCTAGTCCAGCTACATCCTGCAGTTGTGCGTCCAAACGAGCGTTGGCGACTGTTCCTGTAAGCTGTGTAGCTACGATAGACTTGTTAGTAAGTGTTTGTGTAGCTGTAGTACCCACAAGCTCTTGGCTGCTACCCGCAGGTAATGTCAGGGTATTTGTTACACCAGCAGAGTGTGGCTGGGGCTGCACTGTTTGTGCGTGAGCATTACTGCTTTCACAATAAAACTTAACCTGCGAACGCGAACCTGTTCCTGTGCGAATGTCTACAAGGCCATCTGTTATTGTAACACCGCCGGATGAACCATTACCGTCAATGTTAACTTTACCCGAACCATTGGGCAGTATGTTAATATTGCCATTAGATGCGGATACAATATCGTTGCCGTTAACATCTAAGTCGCCGCCAAGCTGGGGAGAACTGTCCGATGCTACATCTGTCAAACCACCAGCAGAAGATATTAAATTTCCTACTGTTATTTTTCGCAACGCACTGGCAGAATTGTCATGCATCAACACTACATCATTAGATGTGTCCACTGAAGTTTCGGCTGTTTGGCCCGTAATAACATTTGCATTGACCATCGCTGTTTCAACAGCACCGTTTGCAATAGTTACCGCACCATTAGCTGCAAGTGTAATGTCTCCAGATATCGGCTTGTTATCAAAGCTGTCGCTGCCATCGTGTATGAGTATGTGACCCGCTGCCTCAGATGATATGTCAGTGTCGTTGAGTTCTACAAGTGTGTCTTCAGTTTGTATTTGTGCGTCAACGTATGCCTTGATAGCTTTTGCAGAAGCAAGTGTAGTATCTGTTCCAGCAACGCTAGAAAGGTCTGTGTCAAGAACACCAGATTTAAGATTGTCCACTTCAACGTTAGACAATGTGTTGTTATCTGCGTCTATCGTTTTGTTTGTAAGACTTTGCGAACCTGTTAGGGTTGCGACTGTGGAGTCAATAGCAACAGTTAGTGTGTTGCCTGAACCAGTTGTATCAATGCCTGTACCACCTGCAATATCCAGTACCTCACTGTCTAGGTCTATGCTAAGTGCGCCACCGCTATCCCCCTGAAAGTCTAGGTCTTGGGCAGTAACCTGAGAATCGACGTATGCCTTGATTGACTGTTGAGTTGCCAATGAAGTTGCACTGTCGGATGACAAATCGTCTTCATCTAAGATGTCCGTAACAGTTGTTGTCGGCATAGCAAGACCATCAATGGTTGCCGTACCATCTAAATACAAGTCTTTGAACTGTTTGCTGCCTGAACCTAAATCAATATCATTGTTTGTAGTCGGTTCAATAACACCGTCTTTTATAACAAGCTGTTCAACGGACGAGCTTGATACGTCTACAGAAAACTCGATTTGGTTGTTGGGGTTATCTATTACAACCTTATTTAGAGGCGTAACAATTCCGGGGTCTCCAATCAAACCAATAACCGGACCCTCTGCTGCTGTACCATCATGTTTGTGACCAGATGTGTTTACAAAAGTCGCAAGCAGTTGGTTAAATTCATCGTTATTATGTGCAGCGGTGATAACGTCACCATCTGAGAATGTTGATTGACGGGTGTAACCTGCCATGTTTTATCTCCTTCCACCCGGAGTAAATTCCAGTTGGTATCCTTTGATTGAAATTGGGTCGGCACCATCCGCATCGTCTAAGCGAACAGACACGGTAAATCCGCTACCTTCAATACTTTGTCGAACAATAGGTTCCCCTGATGAACCGTAAACGGCTGTTCCGTATGCGTTAGTTCCGTAAATAGCAGAAGAACCGCCAATATTCAGGGGGTACGAAGTAGGTTGAGGAACGCTAGTGGAGCCAAAATCGTATCTAATGCGAAAATCTGAATTAACTGGCCCCTCGTTATTATAGTTCCAGATAATTCTTTGCATCATTTTTCTGAGACCGACATCCCCCATTGTGTACGCAGGAGATTCATACAGAGCAGATATGTTCGTTCCGTCAAACTTTGAAGTGTCTTCCTGTTTGTATACGTACCCGTCGTATCCGCCGTGAACTATGGTTTCAATTCCACTGATAAAACCTGAAGCACAACACGAAGGTTTCACTCCTATTATATCAGCGTATTCCCATCCAACACCACCCTCTACCCCGGACTTTATAACACCTATAATTCCTGAAGCTGAACCTACGGATTGGGAATCTCCGGGAAAGAAGAGTCTGTACTGGCTTTTCTTTCGGATTACAAGCGACGATATACGATCTCTCGTAACGTTGTCTAGGCGCGGCTGAATCTGCTTTGATATGGTGCCAAGTTCAACGTCACCAATTCTTTCAGTACCAGCAATGGTTCGCAAACCGTCGGGAGCAAGGTAAACAATGTCACCTGATATTTCCTGAATACTAAACCCGTCTACACAACCAATCTTTCTGGTTACAGGAACAACGACAAAGTCCGACAGGCTAGAACCTGTTATCTTAAATATTGAGTCCTCGCAAAAAACAAACAGGTTTTCACGGAAGACTTTTATACCTACGATAACACCGTCTACTTTTATAGACCCCGCACCCTGTCCCGATTGAAAATTATCTTCATCAAAGGGTACACTAAATATAAGTTCTTGAGGACTAGCAGACATGCCTGCATAAAAAGCGTGACTTCTAAATATTTCTACAAACTTCGGGTCTGCGGGTCTGTCAGATGCATTTACATCGCTTACAGATGAGTTGTCAAATATGGATGCAAGGTTGGCACCATCCACCATAAGCATTTTATCAGTACCATCAAAGTTGTAGTTTACAAAATTGTATCTTCCAGCACTGGTTCGTCCTGTGTCAATACTTGTGTAGCCACTACCGGAACTCTTAAATACGGATGTTCCCTGTGCAACAATTACTTGGTCTTTGTATATGTGAACACCAAGAATTGTACTAGCTGAACTTCCGACCTGTGCAGAGTCAAACTTAGAAAACCCACTTATACGGCGGTAGCCACCGTTTATGTCTGGCTCAAAGTTTTTTAACTGTATCGCAGCACCCTGCGGTAGAGAAAAGGTATCTTTATCAAGAACCAGACCACCACCTAGACGTACAACATAGGGACTCTGTAGTGAAGTATCTGGCATTAAACGGCTCTCATATAGTCCTTACGGTTGATAAGTTCGACACGCATACGGTTCAATCCTTCTGAGTAGTCCCGTAGTGCAAGCTGAGAAAACTGAGTGTCAGAACGCAACATGTGGGTGTAGTAACGAGCGCGATTTACAATAACATCGTGAAATCTTTCAGGTATAGCAGGTGTGTCGGTTGCCGCTACCATGTCTGAATGTGTTGCATAGTAATAATAACGAACAGTGTAAGTGGCTACATCTGGAACCGGAGACAAACCTATTTTTTCATCCGGGGTCTGATACACAAATCTAGGAAGACCTTCACTATTACCTGTTGGGTTAGTGTCGGTTTCATTTAAACTTTCAATATACTCGTTAAATGATACGTATTTCAAAGTTCTTTCTGAAGTGGATGCAGATTCCTGAACAGTGAACGTATCAAAGTCTATTGTCTTTGCAGCAGCAGGTGGGGTGTATTCTGCCGTACTTGCAGTTGTGGTAAAAGAAGTAGACACAATAGTAAAAGGCCACTGAACCTCAGAGTTTATAATGTCACGCTGAGATTTGTTTATAAAGTCTTTTACTGAAGTTTGTATGCCTCTGCTCGAACTAATCGTTGTAAGTTCAACTTCGTTGACTTCGCGTAGAACAGCGTTTATTAGTTCAAGAAATGTCATGGTTTGGTTTGCTCTTCTTTTCTTTTAATTTGTACTGCCTAATTCCACCGGGCAGAGTACGTATAATCTTTAAATCTTCTTTCTTATATACCGGGGGAAACTTTGTTCTTCTTAAATAAACTGGTTTTAAGAACTGGTGACGTATCACTTTTTATTCCAGTCTAAAACTGTACGATGCTTTTTCCAAAACCAGTTGCCTACACAAGTAAAGGGCTTGCCACAATTTAGCAAACCCAGTGCAAGGTGTTTAGTCAAACAGGGACGGATACCCCTCGTTTGTGATGTCATCCAAAGCTTGAAGCCTACTGTTAGCTTCTTCCCAGCTTCCAATAGCTTTGTCCATTTCTTCAAGAAGGTCAGGATGCTCCCCAATAGCTGCTGGATTTTGGAGATAATTTGTGAGAGT